GAGGAAGAAGGAGAGATCAAATCTTGTAGGTTCTTTTTTCTCTTTTATTACATAATTTATAATGAAAAATGCGATAATTGCACCTATTAAAGTGCAACCAACACTAAATAAAAACATTCCTGTTCCATAATATATATTCATATTAACAGTCCTAATAGCAAACCAGTCAAAAAACTACTTAAAACTAATACAATCTCAAATCTCCAATATAAACTCCAAGCAGCTAATTTTTCTTTCCACTTCATTTTTTCTTTTTTAAATCCTGTAGTATTTTTTTTTCTAGTTTACAGTAATGAATAATCTTATCAATATCTTGTTCACCACCTTTTTTTAAATATCTCATAGCATACTTTATCACGTTCGATTGAAAAGTATTTAAATTATTTAGTCTCATAAACTCATATGGTTGTATATGAAACTTGGTATAATGATTTCCACCCACCTGAGTGTGTTGTGGAAAAGCACTGTCCATTAGTTCTTTATCTGTCATACGCCACACATCCCTTCACATTCTATGTTAAATAAATCAAGTTGATCATCTTCAACTTTAAACTTTACGTCTTTCAAAGGCACACATGATCTATGAATAAATAGGTTGTCTTTTACCTTATTATTACCTTTTCTTATTTGTTCATCTACCTCACATGCATCTTTAAATTCTTCTGGTCTTTGTGTTTTCATCTCATGCCAAAACTTATCATCGTGAAATGGACATCCTATGCAAGCTGACTTGGCTGGTGTCCTGTAGTCCTTGCCCTTGTACCAATCTAGACAATCTTGCCTGGACATTTTTTTTTCTATTAAAGGCCATCTATTTTTTTGCCACCAATCTCTTGATGGTTTCATTCTCATGATTTCGTCTGTTGAGATCCCAATCCAAGTTTCTATGTGTTTGCCTTTTGGAAATTTAGCATGTTTCTTTAAACCTACGAGCTGTCTACTTTTTCTAGCAATTGGAGTTATTTTATATTCTCTTGTACATTGTCGTCTTAACATTCCTTTTTTATTTGAGTCAGGATTTTTTGTGAAAAAAGGTGCTGATGCGAATCTATTACCAGTTTCCGACATAGCTTTCATAATATCATCTCTTATAGAAGTGCCTTTACCTACAGTATAAACAGGATAAGATACTTGTGTCTTTAACCATTCAAGATGTTCTATTACAGGTGTAGGTTCCCATCCCGTATCTGCGAAGATTGCAGCATCAGGCTTTACACCAAACTCACCTTCCTCTGCCATGAGAGCCATTGTACTAGACTGGACTCCTGCGCCCAACGACAATATTCTAATTAGTGGCTCTTGCATGTTTCATCCTTTTTGTTTCACTTAACATTCGTGCAAGTGGAAAGTAATATTCACTTGGACTTCTCAATATGTGTATCTGTTTTCTAGCTCTTGTGCTACCTACATACCACACCCTATACTCCGAGCTTCTTTCTAATCCAATTTTATTTTGTATAGATGCAACCCAGTTGCTTTTTTCATACAAAACTACATGATCAGCTTCGCCACCCTTAATTGAATGTATTGTATCAACTACCATCTCTGAATTTTTAACAATATCTATGCCAGATTCAATAAGTTTTTCAAAATAAAATTTTTCTTTTTCTGAAAAATTACGATTAAATACGTTTGTCCAATGCTCTTTCTGTGCACCAAGTCCTCCCCAAACTGTAAGATAATCATAATCCATTTCACTATTATCAGCTATGTTGTACCAACGCTTAGACTCAATAGATCTAAATCCAAAACCTATTTCGTTTATGTATGTGTAAATTATTGACACTTTATCTTTCATAATTTTGTCACCACGCATTAACGCTGACCAGGCTTGTATTGCATTCCATTTGTTAAGATCGAAAGACTTTCTACCTTTTGAATCCTGAAAAAATAAACCCATTTCCCTAGCTTTAAATCTAAGTTCGTCTACGATATCGTTTGTTCTACCCAACATCATCCATGTTCCGTCGGCCGTGAACGGTATGTCTTTGATGTTGTTGTATGTTGTAATCATGCCTTTGTATTGTTGTGGAACAAATTCTTTATGCTTTCTACCCTGTATGTAACTCGCAATATATTGTGAGTAATCATGTATCGCAGCTGGTATACGATAAGACTTTTTTAGTATATAATCTCGCCCTGGAAATTCGTTAAAATAATCAACGTTAGCCCCATTCCATTCATAGATAGCTTGATCATCATCTCCTGCAAGAAATACTTTGTCCGAATGTTTTGCAAGTTTGTATATTAGCTTCCATTGTAAAGGAGTTAAATCCTGGGCTTCGTCGACAATCAGCGTTTTAAGTTTTGGCGGTTTGCCCTTTTCTAAATACTCTTCAATCATGTCTGTAAAATCCACACGGTGATCAACCTTAAACTCTTCATAAGCCTCTATGATCAATCTAAATTTAGCATATACAACTCTTTTTATTTTTTCTTCTTTGTACACATCATCAGGATGCATTAGCATGTTTCGTGCTTTGTCATAAATTCTAAGTGACCAATCGTTCCATACTCGTTGACCATTGTATTTTTCAAATTGTAGTTTGGGTAATCCTAATACTTGTGCAAACTCAACCATGTCTACTTCAGGATCTATTACAGGTTTTGTTTTAAAGTTCTGTCTGCAAAAACTATGTATAGTTCTAAAATTTCTAAGATCTTCGTCGCTGATATCCGTAAACTTATTAGCTGCTCTTTGCTTGGCTTCGTTTACAGCTTTGTTAGTGAAAGATAAATACGCTATCTGATATGGTTTGATACCTCTTGCAAACAATCTATCAAGTTTGTTAAGCAATGTTGTAGTCTTACCTGTACCAGGTGGACCATATATCTTAATTGTTTTTTGCTGTAACAATTGCCCTCCCTATTTCTTCTGCAATTTTTGGGACGATGCTGTTTCCCAACGCTCTAAGTCTGTGTGCCCTGCCGGGTACCCCATGAGCCACTCGACCCACGTCGGGTTCAACGCTCCACCAGGTTTGTTTCTCACTGCTGTTGGTAGATCCTTCTCTAGTCCCTTGTAACTTCGACCTGAGCTGCCCTTCCAATCTCTTGCTTGTGGTGTTGGCCACATTAAATTCGGATGAGCTACTTGATCGTTTAAACATATCGGCATCTTCTTTTCTAATTTCATTTTCATTCTTTTTTTTGAGGCTGGACCTCTGTCGCAATGAGCGTCTGGAGTTCTCCATAATCTCATAGTTGCCGGGTCTACTTGCTCTCTTAAATTCGCTGGTCTGGTTCTCCCTTTCCTGTGTCCATGCATCAATTTCAAAGTTCCTTCTTTCGATCTCGGCGGTAAGTGATCCATTGTATTCGGAGTGGCCCACAATCCAGACTCTTTCTCTTTTATGGGGAGCGCCGACGCCTGCAGCTGGAATAACAAACGCTTGGACTTCGAAGCCTTCACTTTCCAAGTCAGAGCACACAGTTTCGAAGACCATGCCGTCTTGGATGTTAATAAGGCCTTTGACATTTTCGATAATAACGAATGTCGGTTCGAGTTGCTCAATGATTCGAAACATATCTGGCCAGAGGTATCTATCGTCGTTAGTCCCATTTTGTTTGCCTGCAACACTGAACGGTTGGCACGGAACTCCACCTGTGCAGATGTCAATTCTTCCGTGCCTATCTTGTATTTCTTTTCCTTCCAATTTTTTAATATCATCGTATATTTTAACACCTTTCCAATGTTTTTGCAGCACCTCTTGGCAGTATTTATCTTGCTCACAAAATGCTACGGTTTCAAAAAAACCTGTGCGTTCTAACCCTAAACTAAAACCACCTATCCCACTAAATAAATCAAGAACTTTTAGTTTTCTCATCAAACTCAGCTACCTTTCGTTTAAATAGATTATTAGATCTTTCAATCACAGGTTCAATAAATTTATTACAATACCATACGTTTTTAATTTTTATTTTATCATAATATTCTTTTTTAACAGCACCATTCTTTTTTAAAAAATTAATTAATTCAAATTTTTTGATTGTTTTGTTTGACTTACGTATAAATCTTTCGAATGTTTTATATTTAAATACAACTTTATCATCAAACAGATACCACATGTCAGCTTCAATTTGTGATGCATTGTCTGCTTGTTGTGTTTCTTGTGTAAATTGTATCATCATATCTTTAAACTCTTCTTGTGCTTCTGTATCTTCGTCATAACCCTCTACATCTTGTTGCATAGATTTGAGTTGCATTAAAAATATTCTGAAGTCTTTATCCTTTAGTTTTTGCCAAACTATATCTGCTTGATCAAACAAAGCTTCTGCAAACAATTGTTGTTGGTTACATGCTTTACCAGTTAACTCTACAGTCTTCTTTTCAATTGTTAAAAAATAAATAGGTGGACTTGTTTTAAGTCTCTGAAAGCTGTCAACTTTTGGAACGTATGCAGCGCTGTCAATACCAAAGTCTAATGTTTTGCATAACTCAGCATTGCAATGATTTTTCATAGGGAGATCACTACATTTATACTGATAATCTTTTTTTTCGTATTGTTTAATTAATCCTTGTACCTCATGACTTGGTAAGGGCTCATTAAATGAATCGTTACGATCCCATACTTCCTTTTGCCATCCATCAGGATTCTTTTTCTTTGCTAGAGTAGCAAAGGCAGTCAACGCGTTGTTACGATAACCGCCTTCACACCCATTGCGAATAAGAGCTTGTAAGCACGGGGGGTACTGATCAAACCCTTTTTCTGCAATATCGTTGTCATACACCTTTAATTCATTAAACCTCTCTGGTGTAAGTCTAAAATTCTGTATCCAATCATACCATTGAGTTATTGGTACACCCATCCCTGAATCATACATTGCATATCTAGTTGACCTTGCAGCCTGTTGATATGGAATATTTAGCCAATTTCCTAAATCATTCTTATAAACCATGATTTGACGTTGTTTTGGAAAGATCTCACAGCTAGATAGCCCTAGATCGGTCGCTAATAGGCTTAATTTCTCGATCATCAATTCTGCAGGGGTTGGGGTTA